CGAACCGTCCGGAAGGGTTCGCCTACGCGGGAACGGCCGAACCGTTCCCCGATGAACTCCTGATTCCTCGGTCGGAGTGGCAGGCGAGAATTCAGGAACTTGAAGAGACAAAGACTCGCCTGTCCGACCTCTGCACGCTCGCTGGCCTGCCGTGCAAGGATCAGGAGCGGACGAACTACTGTTGGGTGAATGCTCCGACCTACTGCGTCGAAGTGACTCGGGTCAAGCAAAACCAGAAACAGGCGATTCTCTCCGCCGCATCTGCTGGGGCACAGATCACCAACTATCGAAACATCGGCGGGTGGGGCAAGGATGCTCTGAATTGGATCTCAACGAAGGGACTCGTCCCCGAATCTCTCTGGCCGAAGAACGCAATCAGTAAGTCCTACGCGACTTCGGCCAACCTCCAAACCGCCCTCGATTACCGCGTGGACGAGTGGTGGGAACTCGAACCGAAGAACCTTGACCACGTCGTCTCCTGCCTACTCCGTCGTATCCCCGTTGCCGTTGGTTACAACTGGTGGGGCCACGAGGTCACGCTGGTTGACCCTGTTTGGCTGGACGGAACCGTTGCGATCCGCATGCGGAACTCGTGGGGGATGGGGTGGGGCGACAAGGGCTATTCGTTGCTTCAAGGCAACCGAATGTTGCCCGATGACGCGGTGGTGCCTCGAACCGTCAAAGCCTCGTAGTTCGTTGGCAGTCTAACGCAACTGTCAGGCAATCCAAATCTTAGCAAAAGCAAATGCTGAAATGATCACCTCGCATCACTGGACGGACAACGGAACCCCGATGGGTGGTTCTACCTACGGAAACGGCTTTGCGATCTCTTGGCAAAACGGGCCGCTAGTCGATGCGGACGGCGAGAGAGAATCTCCCAATGGCGCGTTCGTTGAGGACATCATCAAGGCCGCGATTGATCGAATCGAATACTACCAGGCGTCGAAGTACGTATCCCAGTACAACGCCGCTGCACTGGATCATCTTCGGTCTGCGGTTGAGTGGCTGAACGCCAGAACGAAAGACCGCGAGCAACGCGGCGTCGAAGGCACCAAACAGGTTTAGGCGTTCAGGTTCAGTACTGGCAAACCGTTACACATCAAAGCCTCGTAGGAACCGATCATGCCGACTGCTTTCTTCATTGCCGCTCTGACTCTCGGCCAGTGTCCCGGTGGCGTCTGCCCGGCACCTTCGGCACGCTACACCGTCGCTCGTCCTTCGGCGGCCGTCTATGCGGCTCCGCAAGTCACCTACCAGGCCACGGCATGCAAGCCGGTCAAGCGTGGCCTGTTCGGAATCTTTCGTCGCGGCGGTTGCCGCTAAAAAGAACGACGCCAAGCGTAACAGGAGAGTTATGAGCAAGGGTTGGATTGGTGTAGACCTTGATGGGACTCTTGCTTTCTACGATGGATGGCACGGTGAGACACATATCGGGCCACCTATCCTGCCGATGCTTGCCCGCGTCAAAGCGTGGCTAGCGGAAGGAAAAGAGATTCGGATTCTGACCGCTCGTGTCGGGAGAACTGATCCTCAAGAACTTTCTGACGTTACGGGTGCGATTCAGAAGTGGTGCGTCGAACACGTCGGCGTTCCACTCGCCGTGACGGCCACGAAAGACTATTCGATGATCGAACTCTGGGACGATCGCTGTGTCCAGGTCGTCCCGAACACTGGGATGCGTGCTGACGGCAAAAACTAGCGTTCACTGATCTCACCTCGAACCTTCCGGAATCTCCGGATAGTTCGATCTCATTCACCACTCGTTGAGCAATTCATGTTCACCAAGTTCGCCAAGTACATCCCCGGCATCGGCCTCGTCGGACTGGCTGTCTACCAGGCCAGCGTTGGAAACCTCGAAACAGCCGGGACCACGATCCTGATGGCCGCTGTCGCTTTGGGGCTCCGCTCGCCCACTCCGACCCCGTCCGTCCCCAAGAGCTAGGCCGCTCGAAAAAGAAAGGGAACGACGTCGTTCCCCTGTCGCAGATCCACGAAGATTACGGTCCCAAAGGTAGTGTTTTTACACTCCTGCGGGGCCGGGGTGGAACAGCTGCAAACTGCCCACCCCGGCACCTTACCAAGTCAGTCCAGACTCTGTAGTTGGCAGAGCCGGAGCTAACATGGCCACAGGTAGTTTCGCACGATGTCAACCGATCTTCAATCAAATCCCCTGATGCCGTCGGGCGGTGTTCCTCACGGTCACAGGTGGGGGATTACAAGCTCGGTCGCAATCGTGGTGACACTCATGGTTCAAGGCTTCGGTTACTTGCTGGCCACCTCTGGCCACGCTCTCGCTGCAATCCCTCATGCAGACCCCGCGTGGGTCACGGCAATCGGTGGGATCATCGCTGCCATAATCTACGTGATTGGTGGTCGCTGGAATTCCAGGGAAGTCGCCGAAAACAAACGGCTTCGCAAGTTGGTCAAATCTCTCCGCCTGCAAGCCAAAGAACACAGCGGCGAGTCAGGTTCAGTGGACACTCCGGTTCCGCACTAAAATGCCATCAAAAGACCATCAATTCAAAGTTGGAAACCCCGGTGGACCCGGCCGTCCCAAGGGGAAATCCTTGACGGCTCGGATCGAGGAAGCTCTTGCTTCCCCAAGTCGAGAACCGGGCAAAGATCGTGGGCAGATCATCGCCGAAGTGCTCGTTCACGAGGCGGAGATCGGCAACATGAAAGCGATCGAAATGATCCTGGATCGTGTCGATGGGAAGGTCTCCGAAAAGATCATGTCTGACCCCGCTCTTGAACGTCCTCGTCTCACGATTCCTGGATTAGATGCCCGATTCCAACAAATCAGTACGAATTGACGTTCGACTTGCGGACGCTCTCCAGTCGGGAGAGTTTCCCAAGGAAGTCCTGATTGATGGACCGGCCGGGACGGGCAAAACCTTCTCCGTTCTCTGCTTTCTTCATTGCCTGCTTGCCGACTATCCCGGAATCCGGTGCCTTGCCGTTCGCCAGACGCGGGCAAGCCTCTCTCAATCAGTGCTCGTCACTTATGAGCAGGAAGTCCTTCCCCTTGACGGAATGGGGATTCTGGCGAGAGGTGCAACGCGAAAGAATCGGCAATCGTACATCTATCCGAACGGTTCCGAACTTGCCGTGGGTGGACTCGACCGACCCGATCGAATCCTCTCGACCTCGTGGGATCTGATCTACGTCAACGAAGCGATTGAACTGTTCGAGGATGGGTGGGATGCCCTTGCTGGCCGTCTCGACCGTCCCGATCGCACCTTACCCCTTGGTTTCATCCTTGGCGACACGAATCCCGGCGATCCCTCGCACTGGCTGAAAAAGCGATGCGATGCCGGTCGAATCGAGCGGTGGGAAACCGATCACAAGGCAAACCCCGCGATGCACGACGGGGTGAGTTGGACAGAGGCGGGAGAGCGATACCTTGCCCGTCTCGACCGATATCGGGGCACGCGGCGGAAACGGTTCCTTGAAGGCATCTGGGCGGCGGGTGAGGGGCAGTGGTTCGACACCTTCACAGACAGCCACATCGACACCTACGCACGATACGACTCGAACTATCCCGTCCATCTCGCGATTGACTCAGGTGTTCATACCGGGGCTGTCTGGTTTCAGGTTCGACCGACTCCGAACCGTGGCGACATGGTGACAGTGTTCGGCGACTACTACGCCTTCAACCTGCCTGCCTACTCGGCCGCACAGGCGATCATGGCCAAGAGTCGAAGCCTGGGGATTCATCGTTTTGACCGTGGCGTCACAGACCCCGCTGGCAACTCGCGAAACGCAATCGGGCCGACGGTGGTGGCGGAGTATGCGAGAGCAGGCCTGACAGGACTCGGCAACTGGCCGAGTTACCCTGGATCAGTGATCGACGGTCTGAGTCTGATCGAATCGTTTGTGGCCGTCGATCCACCTCAACTCCTGATTCATCCCGACTGTGTTGACCTTCGGAACGCATTCGCGAACTACAAGCGGAAGAAACGAAGCGGGCAGTGGATCGACGAACCGGAAGATCCACAACACCCCTACGAGGAACTGATGGACTCGCTTCGTGGCGGTCTCCAGGATCGGTTCCCAGAGGGCAGGAAGTGGAAACCTGATCTCCCCCGCGTCTCCGCTCGTCAGGTCTTTTGACCTCTTGAAACAACCCGGCCTTGCCCGTCCCACTCCGGCACGCTTCACCGGTGCGAAGTAGTTGCGATGGGCAAGCCGGGAGGTAAATTCATGCTCAAAGTCGATCGCAAAAAGAAGTGCATCCCCGGCGTCCGTCGTCATCCCGAGTGGACTGAATTCCAGGTCCGCTGGCGATGGTTGATGGACTCGTTCGAGGGGGCCGACCGCTACCGGCAGGCGTCCTACGGCACGGACTCCCGTGGCTTGCCCGTTCGCAATCTGATCCGGCACAAGCGAGAGTATCCCGATCCGTCCGATCAGTCGATCTCACGAGGATCGAACTATGGTGGCATCCCGATCGGTTCTGACCCTACAGTCAGTGCGACGGATGACGACTACGAATTGCGGCGGGCCCGAACGCCTGTCCCTACGTTCGTCTCGGAAGCGGTCCTTCGCGATGTGTCCAAGATCTTCGCTCGCAAGCCTTCCCGAACGGTCCCCGATCTTGGGTATGACGACCTGAACGAGTGGCTTGAAAACGTCGATGGGCGGGGAACTTGTCTCTCTGACTGGATTGAGCAGATTGTTGCACCGATCTTCCTGACCCTCGGTCAAATCGACCTCCTGTTTGACCACCCGGCCGTTCCGGAAGGGGCCAACGTCGTCAGTCGAGCGGACGAGGATGAGTTGGGTCTACGCCGATGTGTGGCGTCCTACATCCTGCCTGAAAACGTCGTATGGTGGCAACTCGACTGCTCGGGTCAGTACCTGGAAGTTGACGTCCGGGAGCATGCCGAGTCAGAGGATGATGAACATGAATGCGTCATCCGAAACTGGACGACGGATAGCTGGCAACTCTTTGATGAGTCCGGCGATGCGATCGGCCCCCGCGTTCCTCACTCGTTTGGTCGAGTGCCGATCGTGCGAGTTTTCGACCGACGCAAGGCCAGGTCCTGCAATGTCGGCCAGTCCCGCTACGAGGCCACGGCAGAGCGACAACGCGAGTATTACAACCGGGACTCGGAACTGATCCTCTCGGACACCACGCAAGCTCACCCGCTTCTCCAAGGTCCGGAAGACTTCATCCAGGCCGATGGTTCCATCCCGATCGGCCCGTCCTGGCTCCTGCCGAAGAAAAAGAACACTCAGGGCGGAACGGCCACCTACGAGGGGTTCGAGGTTGTTGACTTCCCCAAGGGTGGGGCCGACTCGATCCGTCTGAACAAGGCCGAGATCCGCGACGACGTGGATCGGGATTGTGGCCTGACCAAACCAGCCGGAGCGAGTGGGACGGGTCGATCGACGGTCGCTCAATCTGGACTGTCGAAGGTGATGGACTCCATCGACGGCAACGATCGACTCGGGACGATCTCCCGAGCTCTCGCCGAAGTCGAACGGCAGGCCCTTCGCTACGTGATGGTGGTCCTTCGCGACGATCCGAACGCGATGGAGTTGGCGGAAGAGATCGAAGTCTCCTATCCGGCCGTGTTCGCCCTCTCAGGCATGGATGAACTGTCCAAGGGATTGCAGGACTTCCAACTCGCCCTGGCTGACTCCGGTTCCTGCCCTGACCTTGAAATCACCGTCTTCTGTGAGTGGGCTCGAAAACTCCTGCCAGGCTACCCGGACGAACTTTTCGAGACGATCGAGGAAGAGATTCGACTGGCAGTCCAGTCCAACGCCACCCGCAAGGCACAGGCGGCGGAGTCACTTCCCCTGACTCCCACGAACACGACTCCCACCAATCCAACCGACCCCACGACCTCCGACGTCGTCCCGATGGAAGACGGCCAACCCGACCCGGCCGAAACGACCACGATGGACGAGTGATTGATGATCTGACCTGTCCCCTTCTCACTTCCTTTTCGGTGACTCATGAAAACTCGAATCCTTTTGGACCCCACTCCCACAGAGGGAGGCGGGGTGGTCCCCGTTGCGGCCGCTCCTCCCGTTCAAGCTCCGGCTCCGGCCCCTCCGACCGTCGTCTCGGTCTCCGCCGACGAATTCGCCCGGCTCCGCTCGTCTGACGAGGCCCTGAAGGCTTTCCAGAAACAGCAGAGCGAAGCGGTTGTGAAGGCGGAACAGGAACGGCTTGAAGCCCTTGCTGCAAAGGGTGAGGCCGACCTTTTGCTCAAAGAGCTTCGCGAGACAAATTCCAAACTCAAGGCCGAGTGGAACGAGAAGTACACCAACCTCGAATCGACCTACCACGGCGAAAAGAAGGTCGCGGTTGTCGCCACTTCAACCAGCGGCGTCCAGTGGGTCTCCGACTTCGCTCGGGACCAGGCCCTTGCCGTGATCAACTCGGAACTGACCACGGTCAAGGCAACCGACGGCTCGATTCAGGTGGTCCACAAACTGACCGGCCGTCCGGCGAGTCAGTACATCGCGGAACAGCTCGCTTCCCCTGCCTTCTCCCATTTCCAGAAGGCCACGGCCACGGGTGGGAGTGGCAGTCAAGGCGGCTCCCGTCCTGCCCCGATGGACGAGGCTCCGAAGTCGTTCACGGAACAGGTGATCGCCAACTTCAACGCACAGCGGGACGATCCGTCGCTCCCGATCTGGGCACGTCCGACCCGATTCATCCCGGCCAAGTAACCGCTCTCCCCTTTCGTTCCTTCCCCTTTACCGATACGTCCTTTCCCCCGTTCGATACCGGACTTAGTGAGGGTCCGATCACATGCCTACTTTCTACCAAGGGGCCGTCACTCCGTCACAGGTTTCGACGGTTATCCCTGTTGATATCTACGGGATTGCGATCGACTGGTTCGCTCCCCGTTCCCCGCTGCAAAAACTGCTCCGCAAGGTGCTGAACTCGTCACCGTCCTACACGATGGCGGTTGGAGCTTACCGCTCCCGGACCACCACCCTCGGTGCATCGGTGGCTGACACCTCGACCACCACGGTTCAAGTGGCGAGTGCGGGTATCGCTCAGCAGTTCATGATCGGGGACATCCTCCGCCTGAACTCGGGTGAACTGGTCGAAGTCTCGGCCAACCCGACTTCCGGGTCTGCCAACCTCACCGTGATTCGAGGCGTGGCGGGCACGTCCACCTCGACTCAGTCGTCCGGGACCACGGTTCGACTCGTGGGCAACTCCCGAACGGGTGCAACCGACAGCCCACAGGCGTACTCGGTCGCTCGTGGGACTCTGACTCAGTACGCTCAAACGATCCTCCACCCCTATCAGGTGGGCGGTGGCGTGCAGAGCACGGGCAACTTCCCGACCGCTCCCGGTGCCACGTCTCCGCTTGATATGTATCGCATGGAAGCGATGCAGAATTGCTCGGATGACATCGAGATGTCGGCATGCTACGGCGTGGCCGAAGCAACCGCGTCCGCCTCGTCTGGCTCTGCCAAGATGGGCGGTCTCCGGTCGATCCTCTCGACCAACCGCGTCACCTCTCCGACCAACGCGAGTGCGTACAAGGCCACGGACTTCCAACGTGACCTTCTCGACACCCCGCGTAGCTCGGGTGGTCAACCCGACATGATCTTTGTCGGGTCGAACTGGATGAGTGCCTTCACTCTCTGGAGTCAGCCTCTGAGCTATATCGCTCAGGACGACAACGCTTTCGGGCGGAACATCAAGATCTACCGGGCACCGTTCCTCGGTGACGTGCAGATCGTTGAGCACTCGCTCCTGCCGTCCTATGTCGCGTTCTCGCTCAACCAGAACGAAGTGACCTGGCAGGTCAAGCGGGCGATGCAAGATCAGCCCTACGGAATCACGGGCGACAACACCAAGGGTCACATCCTTGCCGAGTTGTCGATCGCCGTCGAAAACGAGGCCCATCACGCCTGGGTCGAAGGCGTCACGGCCTTCTCCGCGTAATTGAAACCGGCCGGTTCCGGGGATGGGACGAACGTCCCCGGATCTCTCTTTTCAAGGTGAGTCCCTTGCCTAAACCATTTGTCGGCCACACGCCTTACACGGAACAGGCAGCACAAAGCCTCGGATTGACGGGAGTGCCAGTCAGTCAGGTCGGAGTCTTGCCTCCGTTCGCGGTGGCTGTCTCCCTGATCTCACAGGCGAGTCACCGGATCGACCTCTCCCACGCTCAACGGGTGGACGTCGTCGCCGAAGCGAGAAAGAAGCTCGCAATCCTTCAGGTGGCCGCTGCCTCCCTCGAACTGATTCTTGAGGAAGCGGAAGAGGCTCTGACCGCTCCCGAGTTGGACGAGGCCCTGACCGCGTGAAACGCTACGAGACTCGTCAGGCCGAGTTGCTGGCCGTCGTGCAACCGTTCGTGGACCGGGCATCCGTCCTGATCTCCGATCGGGTGGATGACGCTCTTGCCCACGCGGAGAAGGCCCTGACGCGGGCGACGATCGACGAACCGAACGGACGGGCAACGATCAGGCGGGTTGACTGGAGTCCGTCCTACAACGCGGCTCTGTCCCGTCTCGCCGAACTGGTTGAGCGGTTGGCCGGGCCGAGTGTCGCGAGTCAGAAGGGCCTCGCTCGGCAGGCCTGGGAAGAGGCGTATCGAGACTGCCACCGGCACTGGAATCAGGTGCTAGACCCGGCAATCCGCGATGTCTTCCGGGAGCATCCAGGGCACAAGGAAATCATTCGGGCCCGGACCATCACGGTTCTCGGGTATGACGCTCGGTCCTTCCTTCTGGGACAGGCCGACGTTGCCGGTCGGATGTTGAAGGCCACGATCGTTCAGGTGGCAGTCGTCTCGACTCCAGAGACTGAACGGGCCAACCGTCTCGAATCATGGGCGAAGCGGACCACCACCTCTCTCCAGTCGCGAACCGCTCAACTGATCAGGACCGGAGCCTTCTATCTCGACCGGGTTGCAGGCCGCGACGTGGTGAAGCCTGAACTCTTGCATGATGACCCGACGATCCAGGGGTGAATAATGCCGAAGTACCGAAAGAAACCGGTAGTTGTTGAAGCTGTCCAGTGGTTCCCGTCCGTCACGGTTCCCGGTGTAGATGTCGCTCGGCCGAAGATTCATTATTCGCTTGATGGAAATTACTACTACGTATCCTGGCATGGATTCATCAGTTCGGAATGGCTCGAATCCAACCCGACCCCCGGTGATGTTCCTGACGAGATCAAAAAGGAGTCACTTTCGGGAGCGTTCCAGTTTCGCAAGACAGGCGGAGACCGCGTCGGAGAGACATACTTCCGCCGATGTCTTCCTTTCGCATTCTTTGATGTAAAAGAACGCAGAGAGACCGTCGAAGCCGACGTTTCTTCCGACCTCTTTCTTGATTACGCAAGTGCTTCGCGATGGAACCCTGAACAGCAGGGAAAAGCGACAGTCACGACTATCCAAGGCCAAAGAGTCGCTATCAGTCCAGGTGAATGGGTAATCACGGAATCAGACGGTGTCCACCACTACCCATGTTCAGCCGAAGAGTTTTCTAGGCTGTACGAACCAGTGGGCGACCATGACAACCCAAAAGCTCAGGGGTGATGATGGAGCGGAAAGACGCAAAGAAGATCATCGATCGGGAAATCGTCCCGTTGATGGAACGACTCGGGATTCCTCACTGGAAAGTCGTGATTACGCTCGGACCAATCGAGCAACGTCCGGAATGCCGCAACATCATCGGG